AGCAGATGCTGCTGCGCTAGTAGCACTGGTAGCCGCTGCTGTCGCAGAAGCCGCTGCAGAGGTTGCAGAGGTGGCTGCTGCTGTGGCTGAGGTAGATGCACTGTTGGCGCTAGTGAGGGCGCTAGAGGCGCTTGTAGCCGCGCTAGAGGCACTCGTAGCGGCAGAGGCAGCACTTGTAGCAGCCGATGCTGCTGAGGTTGCTGCAGCCGTAGCAGAGCCTAGAATGCTATCTACATAATCTTTAGGGGTAGCAGAGGATGAAACCATACCTGCGCTAGACAGACCTGTGATTACTGGTGTACCTGATATTACAGGGCTTGTCAAAGTTTTATTGGTCAGAGTCTGGGTAGCATCAACAATGACTACCGTACCTGTGGTATTAGGTAGGGTAATTGTGTTGTCCTGTGTTGGGTCTACTACAGTCAAGGTAGTCTCGTAGGCATCAGCCGTTGTGCCTTCAAAGATGATACTGGCTTCAGCCGAAGGCGTACCAGTAAAGGTTGGGTTAGAGATTGTTGGGCTGGTAAGAGTCTTGTTGGTTAGCGTTTGTGTCTTAAGAGTACCAACGACAACACCTTCTCCAGAGCCAATGCCGTGCATTGTATGACCAGAGCCACTGCCATCATTGTAATAGGCATCAGCCTCTGCGTGGAGGTTGGCATCGCGCAAATCTCTACCAATAGCCATATGGCGAACAACCGCACCAGCGCTGTGTTCTTGAGCAGTTGAGCCGTCAACCGCACGAGTGATTGTAAAACTATTAGTGGATACCGCCGTAGCATCAACAATTTCTTCAAGGGCTGTATCGGGGTCAATGACCAGAGTAAATGTGCGACCTGCTGGGATTGTTACACCACCGAGCAAACCTGAACCAGATACTACCGTCATAGAGGTAGCACCTGATGTAATTGCTCCAGTCAGAGTGGTCTGCACGGAGCGAGACGAATATTGGCGTGTTGTCATCTATGTTCCTATCGGCTGTAGTGAACTCGGGGAGGGTATTGGGATTGGAACGCTTCAATCTCTTCGCGTAAGCGTTGAGCATATAAAGCATAAAGTTGTTTGGTTGCAGAGGCGCTTGCGCCGTATGGACGCTTGCCATCTGTCTCGTCTGCTTGTGGGCTAATCTGACCAGCACGGGCTGGGTCAAGATAAGTAAGTAGTCGGTATGATGCACCTAGAATTACTACATCCTTAGCGGATTCTGGGTAGCCAGTTACTGTAGTAAAGACATCATTTGTACTTGATAGTGATGTAGGTGAAGTTATGTACATCACTTTGACTGTACGTCCAGCCGTAACATAGTCCCCGATTGTAACAGTCTGTGCGCCTGAACCCCAGGTAGTTGTATCAGCCTGTGGGTCAAAGTCCCAGCGGCGTAGTGGAATCCATTCCTGAGTTGGTCCAACATCTTGCCAGGACATAGTCAGGATTCTTTCAATGTTTAGATTATTAAATCCATAGGTATTGACCGCTGCATTATAGGTAAAGGTGGTCTGCTTTGCGACCATCAACTGAGTACCCATAGCGCGGATAGTGTCGTTAATCGCCTTCTTGACTGAATGGCGAGGGAAGATAGGGGAGATAGTTACCTTGGCATCAACAGCGTGGGTAGCAGCAGTAGTTCCTAGGTAGCCTCTTCCGTAAGGGGCAACAGTTGCAGTATTAGAAATACGGTCAAAGGAGTCGACCCATAGCAACTCTTCATCAATCTCAAGTACGCCTTTACCTACGTTATCAGTAGAGCCTAGGCTCAAGATAGTAGGGCTAGAACTAGGAGAGGTTAAAGTAGTTACAGCAGCGCTAAGGTAGGTAGAGCGCTCTTGTTGGTATGTGTAACCAGATAGATTGATAAGAACCTCATCAATCATACTTGACAGAGTTGTTGTCACAGGTTAATACTCCTTAAGGCATCAGTCGGTGAAAGGTCTGTTGTTCCTGCTAGTTCGTTGCAGATTCCACCCAAAGCCTTGTAGTCATCAGGCTGACGTGTTGGGTCTGCTGCAAGATTCAAAGCACCAAGCAGTGCTAGCCCTGTGGTACCTGCATATACGTTGGCAGCCTTAACAGGCGCTACGTAATCAGAGATTGCTGGATATGTCCCACCATTAGCCAAGCGATTTAGTTCGCTGGTAAATGAACTACCTGCTGTGCCCGTTGCCATTACTTGCCTTTCTTCTTGGCTACTGCTGCGTTATCTACAAGATTCGGATAAGGACGACCTGCTGCCTTAGCCCGCTTTTTAGCAGCGGTCTTCTGGGCAGGGGTTAGTTTCTTGGATGTCTTCTTTGGATTCTTCTTATCCCAGAATGCTTTCTTCTTCACCATTTCACCTTATCTGCCCAGTAGGCTGCGCTCATCTTGCCTTTAGCAATATTCTTTTTGTGGCGAGCCTTGAATGATTTCTGTCTGGCAGTAGGCTTCTTGTCTCCAGTTACACCTTGCTGACCAAAACGAATTGTCTTGACTTGGCTGCCTTCTTTAGCCACTACAACGTGGCTTTTAGTCGGATGATTAGGAGTGCGCTTTGGCTTATTAAAGCCTGATACTCCAGCCCTCTTAAGCCTTGGGTCTCTCTTTTCCATATTCCCCGTACTTTCCTAGTACCGCTCTTACTGTCCCATTTTTGTTCAACCGCACCACATAGCCATCCTTAATCTGAACAGGATTAAACTTGCGGTGCGGTCTGTGCTTTCCTGATGACATTACTTCTTTTTCTTCTTTGACATACCAGCCTGAGATAAAGCAATGGCTACTGCCTGCTTACGACTCTTTACAACTGGTGCCTTTTTAGGACCTTTTGGGTCCTTGCCTGAGTGCAACTTGCCAGCCTTAAACTCGCGCATTACCTTGGCTACTTTTTTCTTAGCGGCTGCCTTTTTCATTTATCCAAATATCTTCCTGGATTCTTGTTTTTTGACTTTAGTGTTCTGCCTTCCATAATTGCTTTATCCAAGGCATTGATTTTTTTCTGGGCTTCTTTTTCTGCAATCTTTGCTAGCCCTGAGGACAATGGTCCTACTCGTGTTTTGCCTGCCATACTACTTCTTCTTTGCTGTCTTCTTAGCAGGCTTCTTAGCAGCCTTCTTCTTGGACTTCATCATCATTGCTTTTTCTTCCATCTTCTCAGCCTTGGCATACATCTTCGCTGCCTTCTTACCCTTGGCTGTGTATGGGAATTTCTTTTCGCCTACCATTGGCATATCTATACTCCTAGTTCTTTCATTACCGCTGCTGATTTTTTGTTGATTGCTTTTGCTGGTGGCATTTTGCCTGCGTCATACGCTCGACCTAATGTCTCACTAGCCTTTACCGCTTCCTGAATTTTGTTCATAGAAGTTCCTGCTGGTTGAATGCCTTGTGCTCTAGCCTCTTTGTAGGCATCCAATTCTTTATTAAATGCTTTGTTAGTCATTTGTTTACGACTATCAGCATCTCCTGCATTCATTTGGATGGACAATCCCTTGCACCCAAAGCATCCGTCCACAGGCTCAGGGTGATGTTCCCAATGTTTCATAGCGCCGTAAAGTTATCCTCCGTGACTCCTACTCCACCAGCAATCAATGCTGCTTTTGTAGTATCGTCAACTGTGTAGTTGTATCCACCGCGATAGACAACAGGATAGTTTTCTAAAGCCTCGTCTTCTGGGTATCTAATCTGTGCATAACCACCAGTAGTCTTTAGAACTATTGTTATACCTCTATCCAGTTTGAAGAATTCAAACAGGCGGTGTTGACCTGCGGGACCCTCCATTACGGTGGGTGTCTTAAATAGCCATTCAGTCATAAGTCCTCCTAATGAACTCACCCCGAAGGGATAGGTTTCCCTATCCCTCAGAGTCAATCAACTAGAGAGCAGCGATTGAGGAACCAGAGGTAATGCGGAACAACGCTTCGTCACGATAGACTGCGAAGCCGAGTACGCCGTACCAGCCCATTGGGCGGAAGCGCATCAACTTGTCAGTTACGTTACCGATAACGATGTGTGGCTCTTCAGCGACGGCTTCTGCCATTGCTTGAGCACCGCATACGATGGTGTTGAATACACGTGTTACTGGAGTTACAGTGACAACAGTTGTTGCAGTAACGGCAGCAGTGTTTGCTGTATCTACAGTGAAGGTTGTGGTTGAGCCAGAGGTGCTGATTGCAGTAATCTTTGCACCTGAAGCGATACCAGTTCCAGCAATCTTGTCGCCAACCTCAGCGCGAGTTGCGATAACAGCAGATGAAGCGACACCGAAGGTGAAGCCTGCTGATGTACCTGCAACAGTTACAGCGGTTGTAGCGAGAGCAGTCTGGTCTGCACCTTCTTTAGCATTGTACAAACGTGGTGATTCAACAAAGAATGCACCTTCGTACTCGCCAATTTCTCCAGCCCAAATCTTATCGACTGCTGGATTGCTTTGTGCGTGAACGAAGTTCCAGCCCATATTTCCAGTTTCTGCACGAAGGTCGTGTGAAACTTCTGGGTGGATACCTGTCCAGTATAGGGAGCCGCGACGAGCCTTAGCCTTGTTGGCACGGAGTTTAGCAACTGCGCGACGGATGTCAGCGGAGTCGATTGTGTCGGCAGCGTCTACGTTAGCAACAGCAGTTGCGTTACCTGCGTAGATGTTGTTTGTACCTGAGCGGAGTGTTGTCATTGCGACAGAGTCGATTGAGTCAGCGAGGTTGTAAGCAATGATGTTTGCAATCGCTGGGTCGACGTCTGCGAGTGAGAACAACTCGAGAGCGCGGGTTACGAGAACTGCGTTACCGTACTCGTTAAGAGTTACAGTTACGGATGTTGGTGTTGATAGGGCAACTGCATCTGGGTCAGTTGTTTCTGTTAGTGTGCTTGTTGCC